AATTCCTAGTCGTAAGTCAGAGCAAGACGGACTATCTAAAAAGTCTTTTGATTACTTCAGGGTTAGATATGTTTATTCTGAAGATAACTTCCTAACAAGTAAGACAGGAGAGAAAAGAGAATTTTGCAGAAAGATGATGGCAGCTAAGAAACTTTACAGAAAAGAAGATATAATTAATATGACTAATAAAATTGTGAATCCAGGTTGGGGAGAAAGAGGAGCAAATACCTACTCTATTTGGTTAGCAGACCAACACGAAGATTGTAAGTCATTGAAAAACAATAGATTAGACTTGTACAAAGGAGGAGGTAACTGTCATCACTTTTGGAGCAGACGTATCTTTAAAACAGTAATAGGAGATTCTAAGACTACTAAGATAGAAGACGCTGATATGATAGGATATACGAAAGCTAAGTCAGAAGGCTTTACAGCTAAGAAGAATGATAAATTAGTAGCAACACCACCAAAGAAAATGAAAAATAACGGATTTTTAAAACCTAGATAATTATGAGCTACGTGCTATTCATATCAGAAGATAAATTAAAGGACTCTACGGCAATCAATATGAATGTTGATGTAAACCTATTACTTCCTTACGTAAGACAAGCACAGAAAGTCTATGTGGAAACTAAACTAGGAACTGACTTAACGCAAAAATTGAAAGACTTAATAGTTGCAGGAACAGTAGACTCAGTTGGAAATGAAGCTTACAAGACTTTACTAGATGACTACATAGGCGATATGATGCCAAATTGGGGTCTTTATTTATTAGTTCCTTTTTTACGTTTCAAGGTTGAGAATGGAAACATATATTCCAAGACTTCAGAAACAGGTAATGCTCTTAGTACGGAAGAAGCTCAACACTTTAGAGAAGAAATAAGGAACACAGCAGAATACTACACAGAACGAATGATTTCGTATATCTGTAACAATTCAAGCCTTTTTCCTGAATATACTACAAATACAGGTGCGGACGTAAATCCTTCCCATTCAGCTTATTTTAACGGACTACACTTATAATGAAGAAACACTACAAGCCAAAACAAATTAACATAACTAAACTCAAGTCTTACTTGGAAACAAAGCCTAAAACAAATGAAAGAAGTACAAGACACCTTACAAGTAGGAATAGCAAATAGCTTCGCAATAGTTTTCAGCATTGCACAAGTAAATCAAATCTTGACGCTTGTCAGTTTGATTCTAGCTATTTCATATACAATTTATAAGTTTATAAAATTTGAAGAAAATCAAGACAAGTAACATAGAACTCTTATTAGTTAGAGATACATTCTCTGACAAGTCTACATTAGGCGAATTGTTTGTTAATGGAGAACGGATTTGCGACACACTAGAGAACCCTTACCTTGATAATAAAAAAAACATAAGCTGCATTCCTGAAGGGGAGTATGAAGTTAGACTTAGATATCCTAGAGAATCAGGCACAAGGGATTACTTACACTTACTAATACAAGAAGTTCCTGACCGAACTTTTATCCTAGTGCATATCGGAAACAGCCCTAGTGAAACACAAGGTTGTGTACTTGTCGGCTTGGGTACTACACAAGACTATGTTAATAACTCACGCTTAGCAATGGACTTACTTATGAAAGAAATCATTAGTTTAGGGGCTACAAATATAAACTTAATAATTAAAAAAAAAGTACTATGAAAAAATGGATAATTTTACAGACAATAAAAAAAATGTTGTCAAGTCGTAAGTTCCTTTACACAGTAGTAGGTATTATTGTACAACTACTAAGTGACAATTGGGGAGTAGACCCTGAAGTTTCTCAAAACATTCTTTACTCTTTAGTTGCATTAGTAATCGGTCAAGGTATTGCTGACTCAAATAAATCATAGTTTAAGACTATGTCTGAGAATGGAAAAAGACTAAGACTTTCCCCTGAAGAAGTTGAGTTAATCAATGAGAGCAGGGGGAAGGACTTACAAAACATTAACGGAAATACAGCTTTAGATTTACACCTACAAGATAGGGGTATTCTTAAGAAAGATATTGTAAGCGTTAAGCATTGGCAGAATATGGGAGGGGATTTAAGATTCTCAATCGTTACCAAAGAACAATACGGTACAGACCAAAACGATTTATTAGAAGACGTTAAGAATCTAATAGATAAACACGCACCTACTTATCCAAAAATCAAAAGAGTAAAGGGAGATAATTTACTAATCATAAATCCTGCCGACATTCATATTGGAAAACTAGCGGTTGCTTCAGAAACAGGGGAAGACTATAATACAGAGATAGCTTGCGAAAGAGTCTTAGAAGGAGTTAAGGGTCTTATAAGTAAATCGCAAGGATTCAACGTTGATAGGGTTTTGTTCTGTATTGGTAATGACGTGCTCCATACGGACTCCGTACTTTCTTCAACTACTAGAGGTACGTATCAGGACACAGACGGCAAGTGGTGGCAACATTACGAAATAGCTTTAGAACTTTACGTTAAATGCGTTGAGATACTAAGACAAGTAGCTCCAGTTGATGTTGTCCACTCAATGAGTAACCACGATTTTCAAAGTGGATTCCATTTAGCCCACGCATTACAGTCTTGGTTCAGAAAAGCTGAAGACGTTACATTTGACATATCAGTAGCAAATCGTAAATATTATATTTATGGGAAGAATTTAATAGGACTAGAACATGGCGATGGAGCTAAGATGGATTTTCTGCCAATGTTGATGGCAAACGAGAAACCAAATGAATGGTCAGAAACTACTCACAGATATTGGTATTTGCACCACGTACACCACAAAGTTAAATACAAATGGCTAGACGGAAAAGATTTTATAGGCTGCACAGTTGAATATATGCGTAGTCCTTCAGCAGCCGACAGTTGGCACGCAGGAAAAGGATTTATGTCATCGCCTGCCGTTGAGGGTTTCATTCATTCAAAAGACTCAGGACAGATAGCAAGGCTAGTACACTATTTCTAGCATACCCTTTACGCTTTAAGACACTTTAAACACATTTTAATACTAATACACTAGACAGGACTTAGAAACTCTTATCTAGTGTTTTTGGTATATATCAAATAATTTGTAAATAAACTTGTAAATAAGTTTGTTTATAACTCAAAAGGTGTATCTTTGCCGTATGAAAAAATTACTTACAACACTTATAGGAATGGCAGGACTTTACGGCTGCCTTTACATACTACTGGCGTCTATTACGCTTTTAGAACTTTTTTTAGGATTAAGATAATGAATCAATACAAACTAACAAACAGGGTTTCAGGTAATACAGAAAACTTGAACCAAAAACAACTTGAAAACAGGATAAGAAAATCAAGCGGCAACTTTGCAATTATTTACTCTAAAGAACTTGTAATAGCGACACCTATTCAGGACAAGCTGAACGCAAGAAAGTTTTGCTGGCTAGACATAATCTTTACAGCCTGCACCACTTCAGTTGTTCTTTTACTAATTTACCAATATACAATATAATGTTTAATATAAAAGAAGAATTAAAAGAAATCAAGAACAACCCACACTTTCAAACACCTGAAGAAATAAATGTTTACGTTAAGCAGTTGGAAAAATGGAATGAAGAAGAAGAAGTAAGAATTTCAAAACTTGACGATACAAAAGTCTATTCTACTGAATGGTGGTTAAAAGGCGACCTTTGTTCTGCGAACGTATGGTGCAACGATAATGGACAGACAGGAGGTTACATTCAAGACTTCAAAACTTTAAGTCGTTCAATCGTAACGGTAGGAACTGAAAAACAACAATACTTTATGTTTTCAGGTTTACAAATAAGAGATAGTTGGCGAAGTCCTTTGTCATCTAATTATAAACAGCTATATTTACAAAATAATAAACAAGGAATTTTAATCAATTTAATTTAAACAAAAATCAAAATGAAAACAGAACAAAAAGAAGACTTCTTAATCGCAATACAAAGCGAATTAAAAGCACCTAAGAATCAATTTAATAGTTTTGGTAAGTATAAGTACAGAAGTGCTGAAGACATCTTAGAAGCAGTAAAACCACTTTTAAAGAAGTATGGTTGTTACTTAACTATAACAGAAACAACTTCAGAAATTGCAGGTTACTTAGTCTTGAACTCTAAAGTTTCAATTTCAGATGGAGAAAAGACTATGTTTGTTGAAGCTCAAGCAGGAATAAATCCTGAAAGAAAGGGTATGGACATAGCTCAATCGTTTGGTTCAAGTAGTTCTTACGCAAAGAAATATGCACTTGGTAACCTTTTCTTACTTGATGACACAAAAGACGCTGATAGTAATGCGGTAAACGAACCTACTACAAAACCTAATAAGATTAAAATGAACGGAAGAGTATTGGAGAACTTACTTAAAGGAATTGCAGAAGGGAAGTCAAAAGAAGTGAAAGAGTCAATGAGTAAGTACGATATGACTCAGGAGCAGGAAAAGACTTTAACAGTAATGATTAACACAACAAAATAATTTAACCGACAAAAGACCTAGTCAATAATTAAAGGCGAAATACACAATGGAAGTAAAAGGAACAGTAAGTACAATATGTAAAGCAGAAACTGGAACAAGTAAAGCAGGGAAGGAATGGAACAAGCAAGTTATCGTAGTAAATACAGGAGATGAATATAATCCTGAAATAGCTATCCAAGCATTTGGAGATGACAAAATTAAAGAACTTAATAAATTATCTATTGGAGATGACGTTTTAATTAAGTGCAATGTTTCTTCAAGGGAATACAACGGAAGGTACTTTCACAACATTGATGGTTGGTTCTTTTCTAAGAATGTAAGTGAAGAAGTTAATTCTGCACCTATTCAATCTGACGATTTACCTTTTTAAGATGAATAAAGAATTTGACTTTAAATGTATATGTAGTTTAACTACACGTACACTAGGGTTACCTGTTGGTTCGCTTTCTGCAAAGAGTAGGAAGCGACCAATACAGGTGGCTCGTGCAACCGCTAGTTATATAGCGAGGACTGAGGAAGACATACATCATTCAATAATAGGCAAGGTGCTAAAAAGAAATAGAAGTCTTATCTACCACTATGAAAAGACTCATAAAAAGTACTTTTCTTCTTGTAGTGTTTATAGAGATACTTTCAACAAAGTTTACAAAGCTTATATGGACATTGATGGAGCAAAGGAAATGTTTGTAGATGCAACTTTTATGAAACAATATTTACTTAATAGAGGTGTTTCAGAAGTGTTAGAGCCTAATGTATTACTAGAAATAAATAGTGGACAAGTTTCTTATACTATAAAAACAAACTATCTTGAGTACATAAATCAATTAGAAAAGGTTAAACTTGCACTTGGAAATTACCACTATTCAATTAAAATCATTTAAATGAAAGAGCAACCTAGTTACTACGCAATACTATCAGCAGAGGTTAGATATGATAATCGTCTAAAAGCGAATGTAAAGCTCTTATATGCAGAAATAACGGCTTTATGTGATATGAACGCAGAATGTTTTGCTTCTAATAAATACTTTGCAGACTTG